TCCTCTGGTGGGGGTTATGTAGGTCCTAAGAGTAGTGATAATAGCCTAGCCAAGTGGACGGACCAGAAGTGGCGTACTAGCGATGGCAAGCCCAGTGAAGGTAAGAAGCGTTACTTACCTGACAAGGCGTGGAGTGCTCTTAGTAGCGGGGAGAAGGCATCTACTAATCGTGCCAAGGCTGCTGGCAACAAGGCTGGAAAACAATTTGTGGCTCAACCTAAATCAATTGCAGCAAAGACAAAAGGATTCAGATGATTACAAAGGATACGTTTATAGTATCGGAGACAGCATTACAGCCAACACTTGCCACAGAGCATAGTGCTGGTTTTGATTTGCACTCGTTGTTTGACTACGAGATTCAGATTGGTGAGACCCATGTACTAGAGACAGGCGTTGCTCTGAATATGCCATACGGATACTACGCCATGGTGTGTAGTCGCTCTGGCATGGCTGCCAAGAGCGCAACGTTTGTATTGAATGCACCGGGAATTATTGATGCCGACTACGAAGACACCATTAAAGTTATTCTCCACAATGTAGGTCATCGTCCATTCTTGTGTAAGAAGGGTGACCGCATTGCGCAACTCGTGTTTGTGCCTGTAGTTCAGGTAGCAAATGCCTTAAAAACATCCACAGAGCGTGTTGGTGGACTAGGCTCTACTGGAAAATAATTGTATAATCACATCGGAAGGCAACTTCCACGTTTCAAAATAACAAACAACTAACCAACAGAAAACCCTCTCAATGAAGTCGTACGCTTTGAGAGGGTTTTTTGGTTTGGTGGCAGCCGTGGTTACTTTTTACCACGCATACCCATACGGTGTTCTTTCATCTCGCCCTTCATCATGGCTGCTTTGGACGATGGACGCTTGCCATACTCTTTGGTCTCGGCTCGCATGACGGCTTCGGTATTTTTCATACCTTTACCATGTTCAGCAGATTCCATTCCCATCATCTTGGAAAGAGACATCTTCCCTTTTTGCATCGCCATTTTCCCCTTGGCGTAAGGCATTCCCATTGGCATATTGACTCTCCTTGGTAACCCGTTTATTTACGACGAGCGTTATTGGATTTTACGCTACCATCAGCGTTCCTTGCGAAACTTCTATTTGCAGCAGGTGACACTAATCGTAGATTGTTATCACTATTGGTGCCTCCTTTACTCAAGGGGCGCTTGTGGTCGATGTCTTTGCCTGTTCGGTCAACACCCTTAGAATCCATCGCTCTACGGGCTTTCTGGCGCTCCATCCGGGCTGGATGTTCCCCCCTCGCCTTCTGCTGCTCGTATTCCTTCTTGTACGGTCTCGCTTTGTTTATGTATGGCATAACGATTCTCCATGCTCATAATGACCGGTGTATTTGGTCCGTACCAGTATCCGGCAATGTTAAAGTCAACATACTCCATTGCTGTTTCAATTACATCTTCCATACTCTCGTATGTGTTGTTATCTTTCATGTTTTTTGCTGTAATGGCAACCATACGGTCGTAGTCATACAGCGCTACACAACGTGGTGCTTCTCCCTCATCGGTTTCAGATGAGTTCATATGCACGATTCCAACGATGGCTGCATCGTAATCATCAAAGAGAACAGCCTCAGTGTTCAACTCACGGAGATAATTGACCCAGTTCATAACGACTCCTAAAATATTTACGGGTGAGGGGTAAAACATTTACCCCTAACTATAACTATATTAACTAAAACAACTATAAGTAGTATTTTACTTTTGCACCTTGACTGTGCGTACCTTTGCTTTGATTGCATGACGTTGTGCATTCCAGTGCACTTCATCGTACATACCTCTAAGTTTTGGGTTATGTATAACGCCTATGACTTCATCTTCTCCTTGCTCGTTTTTGCATATGAGGTCAACTTTAATTTCATCGGGATATTTAACAAAATGAGCACTTACCTGACGTGCTAGGTCTTCAATCTCCGTCATCTCTATATGTGGTTTGAACGATAACTTCATCATCTGGGTCCTTTGCTGGTACAACAACTTTCTTCCATCGGTCTCCTCTTACAATGCGTCTTGTCTGTTCATAACTAACACCAAACAGAGAAGATAGAGACCGAATATTCATTCCAATACTGTATAACCCACGTAAGATAACTACGTTTTTAGGGCTTAATTTAGTCTTGGGCATCAGATTTTGGCACCACTTCCCAGTCGGCTGCCATGATATCAAAACTGTTTATGGTTGCTGGGAATTCAACCCACGTCTTACGGTCTAAAAGTCGCTTGCCTTCCATTAATTGCTTGCCACTCTTGCCAAGTCGATACTTAGTCATTTCAGCACCATGCCTGCGAATCTCACTACCATTGGCTAGGAATTTATATACTAAATCAAATGTCATGTATATAGTATACATTGCAGAGTACATAGAGTCAATGATAGTATGCTTGTGAGGTAATTATGTTAAACACTGTTTCGTTGATTGGTAGACTTGCTGCAGACCCAACTGTGCGTGAGACGAGTGCTGGTATTGTTGTTTCGTTTCGATTGGCTGTTCAGCGTCCAACCAAGGATAAGACGGCTGACTTTTTCAATGTAAGCGCATTTGGTAAGACTGCAGAATACATCTCCAACTACGTGACTAAAGGCAGGCTTGTTGTTGTCAATGGTAGATTGGAAACCAATGCATACACCAACAAGGAAGGCGTTAATGTACAGACTGTACAAATCGTTGCTAACTCAGTTAATGCACTGGAGCGTGGCGATAATGCACCTGAAGGTAATCGTTCGGAACCAGATGCACCACGCATGGCAAAATCAGGACCTGTAGATGATATTACAGACCCATTCGCAGATTAGTCGCTTACGCTCAATAAGGTCTATCCCTGTCCCATCAGGGGAGGATTCATTACTTGTGCCAGTCAATATTGGCAAGACAATGAATAAAACTATTCAGAAGTTGAGTGAAGAGTATGGTTGCGACCGCACTAAACTAATCAGATTTCTGATTGATGCTGGTCTTGAATCCTTGCAGCCCATTGGTAGTATCGACCAACCAGTGCAGCATGACTCCGTTGTTGAGGGTCGTTCGGAATAAGTTTCCGATACATACTTTCAACGTGTTTGTAAACAGTCCGTCTTGATATACCTAGTCGAGTAGCAATTACTTTAGGTGAATCGCCACAACACAGGTGTATCAAGACTTGATGCTCTCGACTGCTTAATGAATTCATATCCAGTTAGTCTTGCCGTCCACGTTTACGCAGAATGTTTGCCTGTGCATCCGCTTTGGCTTCATCCTCGTAAAAATACATAACGGCACGATTAGTACCATTACGATAGGACTCATAATGATAAACACAATACTTCCAAGCAGGATGCTTAGTAATGAAGCCTTTGTGAACGAGCAGCGTATGTCCCGGACAATATGATTGAGCGCAACCTTCTTCACAGTAAATTTTTCCTTGCCATCTATCTGACCATCCCAACTTAGTACCTAGCACCGTCTTAGTCTCCGTAGTGTTGGATAAGTGCATCATTGCATCAATATAAAGAGGGTCATCTGTCGATGTAATAAGCCTGCTTGCCATACTGAATATTACCACTACAGACACTGAACGTAACTACGTATACTTAGCCATGGGCGTAGTAAAGAAATATCAAAATCCAAAAGGTGGATTAAACGCTGCTGGTCGTGCACATTTCAAAAGCACTACTGGGGCTAACCTTAAGCCACCTGCTCCTAATCCAAAGACTCCTAAAGATGCAGGACGTAAAGCCTCATTCTGTGCTCGGATGTCCGGGATGAAAAGTAAATTGACGTCTGCTAAAACGGCTAAAGACCCCAACAGCCGTATCAACAAATCTTTGAGAGCGTGGGACTGTTAAATGGCTAAGAAACGTGATGTTGGAATGGCTGGTTCGTCTGGATATGATTCTGAGTTTTACACGACAGATAAAACGGGAAAAGTTCAACGCAACGAACGCACGATGAAGTTGCAGGGTATGGACCCTAAAAAACGCATGGCTGATTCAGTTGCACAGGAGAAGCGTGTTAACGTCCGTAATGCTAATGACCTCCCTATGACTGACCGTGATAATGCTCGTGCAAAAGCCGTTGATGGAACCTTCCTCAACCGACGTAGTGATTACGATGAAAAAATGCTACAAAATCAAATAGGTGCAGATGATGTCGATAAACGACAGGCAGCATTTGACCGTGGCTATTCAGCAAGCGTAGATGTAGCAAAGCAAAAACGACAAGGTGATGTCATGAAAAAATTCGGTGACAATTCATTCAACTCTTTTAAGCAGAGTTCGCCTATGACAAAAGCAATGATGGCTGACTACAAAAAGAAAGGTGGCAAGTAATGCCACAGACAGCACAACAAATGTCGGCAGCGCTTCGTGGTGTATCCAAGGATATGAAAGACAAAGCAGCCGTTGCATCAGCCCGTGGACGTAACTCTCAAATGGGTGTCGCAGCAGCCCGTACAGCAGGCGCAGGACGCAAGTTGTACAGGGATGAGATGAATCTTACCAACCAAGCAAAAGACATCGATATGAAGGCTTCTATGATGGATGAAGCCAATCCCGATAAGGCTATGCAAAATCGCAACACAGCGTTTGCCGATGCAGTAAGCGGTACTACCGTAAAGAACTCCGCAGAGAAGATGCGTATGTTTGGTCAGACTGCTGTACCCGGTATGCCCGGTGTACGTAAGGGCGGTCTTACCGATTTGATGATGAGAGGTAAACGCTAATGGCAGAACCTGATTTGAATAAACTATTGGCGAATGCGCCTAAACCTGCAAAAAAACCTGTACCTATGACAGGTAATAGTATGGGTAAAGGTATGACCAATAAAGGTATGAAGTCTGGCACATCCATGAATAATGGTATGGGTGAAGAAGATTACCTAGGTTATGGTTTTGATGCTGCAGTACGCAAAGGTGTAGGCGCTGCACGTGATGCACTAAAACAACGTATATCTAATCTTGATGCAGGCAAGCAACAGGCATTAATGGCTCGTTTTGAAACAGAAATTGCATCACAGAAATCATTGCAAAAAGACCGTGGGTTGGGTGAAGGTTACAAAGAAGTTTATAGAGAAGCAGCAGCAATGGGTGGCTCACCAACTCGTAAAGAGGCTGATAGATTGGTAAACGCACGTCGAGGTTTAAGTAATGTTGGCAGTACTGTCAAATCTGTTGGTCGTACCGTTAAATCTGTTGGTAATGCTATTAACAAAACTATTGTAGGACCAAAACCTTCAAGAATGGGCACAGATAGATATTATGGTGAAGGCGGTATTTAACGCTGCTCAATAGCAATGTCTATCATTGCATCAGCAAAATCTGCATCTTCATACAATTCGTAACACAGATACCAAAGTGCCTTGATGAGGTCTTCCTCATAGGAGGCACTTTTCTTTTTGCCAGCACGGCTAATATATTTGAGAACATTGCCGAGAGCAAAGTTCATGCCCCATTCTTTGATAACGTCAATAGCCTGAAGTCTGGATGTTCTATAATGATGCATGATAAAAGTATACAATGAATGAAATAGTAGTGGTAGACGGCATTCGGTGGGTTGATGGTCCTACCGGACGTAAACGACTATGTTCGGCAATATTGGCACATGGGCTTCAGTGCAAGCGTGTTGTTCCTGAAGGCGCATCGTACTGTAAGAGCCATAGCAAAATGCTTGAACGTACAACAAATACGTTGGCATTTAAACACGGACTTCAAAGTAAATTCCGCAAACGGTTTTCCGGTATTGGGCAAAACCTACTTAATCGCATAGACGAGTTGCGAGAAGACCCATCGCTCTGGTCACTTAAAGACGATGCAGCGTACATAACTGCACTTATGGATGTACGTGCCGAGGCTGCAGGCGAAGGCGTCTCCTACGACCAAATAAGGACCATACAGCGGTTATATGAACAAGCATATCGAGAATACAATAAAGGTGAGCCAACTTTTGAAAGAACACTTGTTGATTTGGGAACGGCTATTAACAATCGTGTCGATGAATTCAGCGCCTCACGTGATGTACTCGACCTTATACAACGGCGTACCCAAGTTGTAGAAGCAGAACAACGACTCCAACACGCTAAGGCATACACTCTAGAAGTTGACCAAGCATTCTCGCTTGTAATGCAAGTACTTGAAGTAGTTAAGGGTGCCGTCAAAGATATTGACGAGATGCAAGCAATCAAAACGGGTGTAGTTCGTTTACTCCGTGTTTACGAAGAACAAGCACAAGACATTATTGATGCGGAGGTTATAGATGAAGAAGAGCCTAGTTAACTCACGTATCACTCCTAAAGCACTAAAAAAATTTACTAGACCAGATAAACCACTGAGTGTAGCACTTTTGGAGTCAATGATAGAGAATCTTGACACCATTATTGACACATCGGACTTTAGTGGCGGTGGTTCGTACCCTATTGCAGGGCATGAACTTGAATACGAACGCTGGTTACGGACATACGCTATTCATGCAGCATCATCAGAACTTGGTGCTCATCACAAACGAGCATGGAAATGGGCAGAAGGTATTGAAGCAGGTAATCCTCCACCAGCATTGATTGAGTGTTGGTTTCGTGGTGGTGGCAAGTCCACTACGGTTGAATTAATAGCCAGTCGTATTGCAGTCAAGGCGTCTAGGCGATTCTGTCTATATGTCTGTGCTACACAAGATGCTGCTGACCGTCACGTTAACGACATCGCAAACACAATGGAAAAGTGTGGGATTGAGCGAGCCGTCAATAAGTACGGTTACTCAAAGGGGTGGAATGCCCAAAAACTCCGTACAGCCAATGGATTCAACGTACTTGCGTTTGGACTTGACACCGGTGCTCGTGGTGTTAAGTTAGATAACTTGCGTCCGGACATGATTATCCTTGATGACATTGATGAACTGGACGATAGCGTAAACCGTGTCGAACGTAAGATTCGAACAATAACACAGACAATCCTTCCTGCTAAATCTGTTGATTGTGCAATTGTTTTTGTGCAAAACAGAATTCATGCCAATGCTGTTATGAGTCAGGTCATCAGTGGTGAGTTGGATATGCTCCAGAATCGTATCCAAGCAGAGATTGTTCCTGCTATCTACGATATGGAGTACGAGTCTTACGAGCGGGAAGATGGACGTATCGGTTACAAGATTACTAAAGGCACTGCAGCATGGGAACACAAGAACTTAGAGATATGCCAAAGAGAGATTGATGACTTTGGAATCATTGCATTCTTGCGTGAGTGCCAGCATGAGGTTGGAGTTGGTGGTCGCTTCTTCGCTGACTTTAAGGAATATTCTCCTACGGGAGAACAGTGGCACGTTATTGATGGCATAGAAGTACAGCCGTGGTGGAGAGTATGGGCAAGTCACGACTTTGGTACAGGTTCTCCGTGTGCATTCTATTTGTACGCTAGTGATGACAAAGAGAACATCTATGTACTAGACGAATTGTATGTACCGGGGCTTGTGAGTAGTGCGCAGGCTGATGCAGCCTTAGCGTTATTACAGAAACACGGTTTAGGAACACCATCGTCAAAAGATAAACCTGATGGCAAATGGAATACGAAACTAGAAGCGATTGCATTTGACTGGGCTAATACATTCCCTCCCGCTGCTTATCAACAACGCATTGGTGAATACCCTGTAGAAATTTGGTGGAAGAAAGGTCTTCCTGCAGTCATGGCAGTCAAAGACCGTAAAGCCGGATGGCGGCGTGTCAAGGAATGGTTAGTTGCAAGTCGTGCAGATACCATCAATGGGACTACGTTTGTAAAACCACGTGTACAAATCGTACGTAGTAAATGTCCTAACCTTATTCGTGAATTGAACAACACAATGGCAGACCCACGAGACCCAGAAGATATTGATGGTGGCACAAAATCTGACCACGCAATTGACTCGTTTCGATATGGTTTGATGTACCGGGAGTATCCAGTTGCTTGTCCCGAAGTGGTTCCAGAACGAGATTACAAACCATCATGGATGAAAGATAAGAATAAAGAGGATTACATTTAAATGGACACGACTCTGCTTGTGTGTTTAATTATTGTTTTATTTTGTGTCTTTATCTGTGCAATTAGTTCGGTATATTGCGCTTATGAATTACATTGTATAAGACGTGGTATTCCGGTAAAGAAACCAAAGTCTGAGAGTAGGTACGTCTAATGTCCACTGAAGGTCCAAGTCCGCTTAACGCATTGAGTAACCTGCTGCCAGCATTACAGCAGAGAATGAGAAATGCAGGGCGTCCAAAAGTTGCTGCGTTTGAACAGAAAATGATTGCTGGTATACCGGGGTTTGACAAACTAAAGGATGCTCGTGTCGATGACCCTAATGACTATGGGATTGACCACGATGCCAATCAGTGGAGTAAACCTGTCACTCTATCGGCAGAAGACGAAACCCGTGTAGTTAACTACGTAGTAAAGCAATTTGATATTGTTCAGCGCTCTAGGCAAGAGATGGAACTTGAATGGAAGTTAGCCAATGCGTTCTTTGAAGGACGTCAATGGTTACGTATTAACTCCCAAGCCAGAAACCTTAAGAGTATTCAAAATCCAGATGAACCAACACGTTATGTGACGATTCAAAAAATGCGTCCACTGATTGACGGTTTGGTTGGAAAACTGTCACAAGTTGGTCCTGACTCTAGGGCTGTTCCCCTTTCGGAGAATCCCAAAGACAGACTTGCTGCAGACGAAGCAAACATCATCTGTGCAAATTACAACCGCAAGTTTAAGCGTGAGACACAACTTAAAGAACGAATCCGCTGGGCGTGTGTAACCGGAACTGTTTATGTCAAAGTATGGTGGGATGCTAACCAAGAGCAGACTGTTCCACTTTATGATGCAGAGACCGGCGAGATATCTGGCTTTGAAAAAATGAAAGTCGGAGACCTTTGCGAAGAGATTCTTCCGTGCTTCGATGTATACCTTGACCCTACTGCTAAGAATGACGAACAAGTACGTTGGTTGATTCATGCTGCGGTCAAGCCAATGTCTTGGTTTACAGATAACTATGGTGAAAAGGGTAAAGCCGTAGAAGCAAATGCAACTACAAATACTAATGCCCAAAAAGTAGACGCTTACATTGATGGTGGTTCTGGAGACTTAGGTGGATATATCCCTCCAAGTAGCGCCAGACTGCTAGACAAAGAAGCCAGAAAAATGTCTGCAGTTGTGTACGAATATTGGGAAAAACCGTCACAACAATACCCTGAAGGGCGATTTATTGTATGTACAGATAAAGTCCTTCTGTACGCAGGTCCGTGGCTATACAAGAAGAAAGATGAGTTCCCATTTATCCCACTTAGATGGCAACCTCGGTCCGGTACTCCTTACGGGTATAGCCTCGGATTTGACTTGGCTCCGTTGCAGCAAACGTACAACCGTATCTACTCACGTATGCTGGAACAGTTTGAGCAACAGCGTGATTACGCAATGGTTCAACGTAGGTCGGGTATTGGTGCCGATGCGTTTAATCATATGGGCGATGACCGTGAAGATGATGCACGTACGATGCGCAAAATCTATTACGAGATGGGTTCTGCTCCTCCGCAAATTTATCGTTCTCCCGGCGTAGGCAACGAACTAATAACCTTCCTGCAGTTGCTGGAAAAAGATATGCAGATGATTGCAGGTATGCATGACGTGTCGCAGGGACAAGCCCCAGCCGGTACGCCAGCCGAAGCAGTTATGATGTTGCAGAAGAGTGACAATACTCAACATAGTTACATTCGTGCTGATATGGAAATTTCTAGCGCACGAATTAAAGAATGGGAAATTGCTCTTGTAGAACAGTTTGGCATTGTGCCATTTGTTGGTTCTACCGATGAAGAAAGCAATCCATCTGAAGATATGGCTCAAGGCATTGTTAATTTTGAGCACATACGTAACGGTGGCAATTATCGCATCGTCTATGTACCGGGGTCCACTCAGCAAGATAGTCCTGAACAGAAGTTGCAAAAACTTATGGCGTTCAGACAAATGGGATTATTTGGTGACCCACAAGACCCAGCAACAAATCGCCTTGTTGTCACAATGGTCAATATGCCTGAGACGTCACGAATCCTTCAGCACCTTGATGAGCAAGAGCAGGCTATGGCTGCTGCGCAACAGGCTATGGCTGAACAACAGGCTGCTATGGCTGAACAACAGCAAGCAACAACTCGGAAGTTTGACCCAGAGGCAATGCAAATGCAGGCTGAACTTGATATCCAAAAGAATCAAGAACAACAATCTGGAAAACTTGAAGCAGATATTGCAAAGATGCGTGAACGGTCACGTCTCCAGCAAGAAAACGAGGCAGCAAAGTCAATTACCGAAGTGGGTCGTGAAAAACTCAAAGCGGAATTGGTGCCTCAACGACCAAAAAACTCTAGCAGTTAGTTGAAAATGGGAGTATATATACGATGTCTGACGAGATGATGACACACACACCGGACTCATCAGCCGGTGCGACAGACTTTGGGGGCGTTGCAAACGCCATTTTGGACGATGTACGTACTGCCGCCGGGTACGACACAGACGGCATCACGGGCGTAAATGATGATGCATATACAGTCCAAGACGATGGGCAACCATCGCACATTCAGGGTGAACCGGGTCCAATACCATACGACCGATTTCGTGAAGTAAACGAACGTGCCCGTCAGGCACAATCGCAACTTGACAATTGGGGAGATGTGATTTCGGGTTTACAAGCACAAGGTTATCGTAGTGCAGAGGATGTGCGACGAGCATTGCAGGAACAACAACTGCAATCGCAAGAGAACGAAATCCGTACTCGATACCACGAACTTGAAAGCCAGAGTCTTGTGGATTCAACTACTGCTAACTTGCAGATGGAAGCCGAACTAGAAGCATTTCGCTATCGAACAGCAATTGCCGAAGCCCGGACTTACATGGTGCAGAACGAAAAGCAAAAGGCTTTTGCTCAATACCCAGCAGCACAACAAGCAACTCAAATGGTTGACACGTTGATTGAGAAGGGTATTCAACCAGAGCAAGCAATTAAACTAGTTGCTTCTCAGATTGAACAGTTGAGCAAGTCACTGAAGAGTGAAGTTGCAAAACAGGTCACTAGTAATCGTTCATTACCAACACCAGCAAGTGGTGGGACAACAGCCCCGAATGTCAGCGTAGGAAATAATATGGGCGGCGGAAGGTCTACCTTAAGCCAACTATTAGGTATCAATAGGTAAGGAGTCACTCAATGGCAATCGACTTTAACGGTGCCTTAACGCTTGCGGACCATGCAGCAATTAGCAATGACCCAGTCGTTAAGGAAATTACAAAATCTCTCCATCAGACTTGGAATGCTCTCAAAGACATTCCTCTGTATACATCTCCATCTCTTAAGCAAGTTGGAATGCGCTACCTCAACCAGAACATTCCTGCTCCTAACTGGACCGGTGTTAACTCTGAGCCAGTAGCAGTTAAGGGACGTCCAAAGTCTTACGAAGAATCTATGTACCTTGTACGTAATAAGATTCTTGTTGACAAGATTCTGTTGGCACAACCACAGAACATCATCGACCCAATTGAAGCACAGGTCCAGATTTTCTTGGAGGGCTTTGCGTATGATTTTAATGACAAGTTCATTAATAACGACCCTACCAATGCTGCTCCGGGTAATACTTCCGACTGTTTTCCGGGTCTTGGATATCGGATGAACAACACTTCTGACTACGACATTCCATCTGAAATGGATATCTCTGTAGCAACGGGTACAGCAAGTCTTGCAGCAGGACAAATTACTGCAGCAAAGGCTAACGGCTTGTTCTCTGCAATTCAGGAACTTCTTGACAACATGAATGCTCCTGACGGCAATGGTGTAGTCTTGTACATGAACGAGTTTGCAAAACGTCAGATTGAATTTGCAATTCGTACCATGGGTATTGGCGCTGGCTTTGATGTCACGATGGACAGTTTTGACCGTCCTGTCGAGAAGTATAAGGCTGCAACAATTCGTACTGTTGGACGTAAATCTGATGGTGTTACGCCAATTATCTCAAATGCTCTTGCTGGTCCTGCTACAGGTGCTAAGAACACTCACATCTATGCAGTCCGGTATGGAACTGGATATGTACAGGGATGGCAGTCTGGTCCATTTAAGCCAGAATACCTTGGTATTTCCAAGGAAAATGGCATCATGCACAATGTAGTCTTTGACTGGGGTGTTGGATTGTGGGTACCTCATACCCGTGCAATCGGACGTCTTAAGGTCGAGGCTGTTAATCCATAAGAAGGTAAAACAATGGCAAGAGATTCTAAACTGGTTTTTCGGTTTACACGTGAAGTCGCTGGCGCAGTAGGCACCGGTAGTTTGCGTGTTGACAACTTGGCTGGTACAGCAGGTACAACTACATCAGCATTTATTTATGCTAATGCTGCTGGTTCCAACTACCACTTCACTCGTGCAGGCTCCAACGGACTCAACGTAGGTGGATTCCGTACTACACTGGGTGATGCTGCATCGTTTGGTGCGCAGGCAGACGTTTCGGCAGTTGCAAATGACCCTGCAATTGTCGGTGTTACGTCTATGCACGAGGCGTATGTACGTATCATTGCATCGCTGGCTGGTGTCGCTCCAACGTCAACTGTTCCGTTCTATCTGCAAGTTGAAGCAGCATCAGACTCCGGTACTGGTACGGCTGGTACTGACTGGATTCCAGTAAGTGCAGCAGCACAAATGCAGACAAGAGCAACAGTACGTACTGTACCTACTGGTACATCTTCATCTGGTGTAATTACGTCTACCGCCCATGGACTGGCAGTAGGTGACATTGTTGTATTTACGGTGGCC